GAGAGATTGATGGATGGGAAGAAGGCGGATATGGTGTTTACTGACCCACCGTATGGGGTGGCTTATGCCGATAAAAACAAATATTTAAATGCGATTTCCCGGGGCAATTGCATACAAGTCCCGATAACAAATGATCATGAAACCGTTCAATCAATGTATAAATTATGGTGTAACATTTTTAATATAATGGGCGAATATACCACGAACAAAGCATCTTATTATATTTGTTCACCACAAGGTGGAGAATTGATGATGATGATGATGATGCAAGCCATAGACCAAAGCCCATTTTCCCTTAAACACACTATCATTTGGGTTAAAAATAATCATGTTTTGGGAAGGGCAGATTACAATTACAAACATGAACCAATTTTATATGGATGGAAAAAGAAAGGAACTCATATTTTTTATGGTGAGGGAGAGTTTTTAACAAGTGTATGGGATGTAAATAAGCCATTTAAAAGTGATTTACACCCTACCATGAAACCTATCGCATTAATGGAAAATGCCCTTCTTAACTCAAGCCAAGAAAACGATATATGTTTAGATTTATTTGGTGGTTCAGGTTCAACACTAATTGCCTGTGAGAAAACAAATCGCAAATGTAGGATGATGGAGATAGACCAACTTTATTGCGACGTAATTATTAAACGCTGGGAAGATTTTGCCAGTAAAAAGGCAATACTTATTAAATGAAAGAAACACTACGTCACCAAAAAGCCTTTGATTACTACTATTTACTAGGCGATAAGAGAAGTATACAGAAAGTATGCCTTAAGTATGCCGTATCAACAGCAGCAGTTAAAAAATGGTCAATAGCCTTTAATTGGCAAGTAAGAGTACATCAGAAAGATATTGAGATTGCTAAGAAATTAGAGAAAAAAGTAGACGATATTATTGTCAATACTAAAGCTGATTATAGAAGAGACATTAAGAGTGCTTATGGAATAATCAAAGCAATTATTAATACTGCAATAGCCAATGTGAAAGACAAAGATGGGAATCTAATAAAGAAATTAATTCCTAAAATTAGAAACGTAGAAGACACAAAGAAGAGCATTGAAAGTATGGAAAAATTGATTAAAGCTGACTTATTACTTATGGGAGAGGCATCAGACAGAACCGAGCATAAAATCTTAGACATAGATTTATCAAAACTCAGCATTAAAGAAAAATTAAAGCTCAAAGAATTAATTTCAAGAGTGCAGAAAAATGCATTACCAGAATAATGCAGCAATTGATCTATCAAAATTAAGATTACCTACTATAGATGAAATTGATAAATCATTAGCGGAGGATTCATTAAAAGAGTTTATCAAGCAGGCATGGCATGTAGTAGAGCCTAGCACCACTTATATCCATGGCTGGCACATTGATGCGATATGCGAGCATTTAGAGGCGGTGAGTAATGGCGAGATAAAGAGGCTTCTTATTTGTATTCCGCCTCGCTGTATGAAAAGTTTATGTGTTTCTGTGTTTTGGCCTTGCTGGCAGTGGATAAAAAAGCCTGCGACAAGATTCCTTTTTGCTTCATATGCTCATAGTGTATCAATCAGAGATAATGTGAAATGTAGAAGGATTATTCAGTCAAATTGGTATCAAGATAATTGGATGGAGAATTATAAATTTACCAGTGATCAGAATGAGAAATTAAGATATGAAAATGATAAAACTGGCTATAGATTAGCTACCTCGGTAGATGGGGTGGCAACCGCCGAAGGAGGTGATTTTTTAATTGTAGATGATCCCCACAACGTTAAAGAATCATTGAGTCCTGTGAAACTTGAAAACGTGATCACTTGGTGGGATGAATCAATGCAGACCAGGCTTAATGATGCCAAGACCGGAGCAATAGTAATTATCATGCAGAGGATTCATGAGCGAGATCTTGCAGGACATGTGTTAGAGCAAGGAAACTATGATATGTTGTGTCTGCCAGCAAGATACGAAGGGAATAGATGCAATACTTCCCTCGGTTATATTGATCGTAGAGCTCAAGATGGTGAATTATTGTGGCCTGAACGATTCGGGGAGAAAGAAATAGCAGACCTTGAGAAATCAATGGGTATTTATGCCGCAGCTGGGCAACTACAGCAGAGGCCTTCTCCTAGGGGCGGTGGTATGTTTAAAGTAGAACGATTCAATATTGTTAATGCAATTCCCGAGCAGAGAATCATAAGCAAAATGCGCTATTGGGATAAGGCGGGTACTGAGGGAGGGGGGGCATATACCGCAGGCGTGCTCATGTATAAGGCAAAAGAGAATCAGTTCTACATTGCCGATGTTGAGAGGGGGCAATGGAGCGCAGGCAAGAGAGAAGAGAAAATAAAGCAAAGCGCTGAGATAGATGGTAAAGAAACTAAGATTTGGATAGAACAGGAACCGGGATCAGGCGGAAAGGAATCTGCAGAGAGCACTATAAGAAATTTAGCTGGCTTTATTGTTCGTGCCGACAAGGTAACAGGCTCAAAGGAAGTAAGGGCGGAACCCTACTCGGTACAAGTAGAAGCTGGCAATGTTTATGTTCTAAATAAGCCATGGATTAAAGATTTTATCTCAGAGCATGAGAGTTTCCCTATGGGAAAATTTAGAGATCAGGTTGACGCAGCAGGAGGAGCATTTAATAAATTGACTGCACTTAAAACGGTGAGATCATTGTGAAAAAGAAAAAATCAACATTCGCTCTAAAAACACAGGAAGCGATATCACTCACAGGCACTTTTATTAATAGGGTGCTCAATTTTTCTAAGTTAGGCTTATCTTACTCTGGCAATAGAGAACTCTATACTATTTTAGGCTATGAAACAGGCGCTATAAACTTTGAGAAATTTTATCTACGCTATAGTCGTCAGGATATCGCAAAAAGGATTATCGACGCTCCGGTAAAAGCTACTTGGAGAAAGGCGCCGGAAGTTGTAGAGAGTGAAGAGGAGGAGACTCAATTTGAGAAAGATTGGGCTACATTAGTAAAAGAAAAAAAGATTTTTAATTATCTTGCGAGAGTAGACAAACTCTCATGTATCGGACAATTTGCAGTTCTACTTATGGGCTTTGATGATAATTCAGAATTAGAGCAAGAGGTTAAGAGTGCAAAAGAGCTTCTTTATTTAAGGCCGTTCTCTGAAACTAATGTGGCAATAAAAACGTGGGTAAAAGACAATAAGAATCCGCGCTATGGATTACCGGAAATCTATACCCTTACGCTTTCAGATAGCGCTAGAAGTACAAAAACCACGCTTTATGCGCATCATTCCCGCTGTATCAATATTGCAGAAGATATGCTTGAAGATGATTTTTACGGAGTGCCGAAGTTAGAGGCAATCTTTAATAGGCTTCAGGATTTAGAGAAAATCTGTGGCGGTAGTGCTGAAATGTTCTGGCGTGGTGCGCACCCAGGCATGGCATTAACGGAGAAAGAAGGATATACCATGCCCGCCAAAGGCAGTACTGACGAGACTACCCTTAAAGACGATATTGAGGAGTATATTCATAATCTAAAACGCTATCTTGTTTTGAGTGGTGTAGACGTTAAAGAATTAGCCATGCAGGTAGCAGACCCTAACGGCCACATATCAGCACAGCTTGACTTAATCGCAGGCGCTACCGGTATACCTAAACGAATACTTATCGGCTCAGAGCGAGGCGAACTTGCATCATCTCAGGATGAATCAAATTGGAATAATCTCATAGACGAGAGGAGAAAGAATTTTGTAGAGCCTATTATCTTAAGACCATTTATTGACAAGATGATAAACGTAGGTATTCTGTCACAGCCTAAAAATGACTATCAAATAAAATGGCCGGATTTGCAAGTGCCGAGTGAGAAAGAGGAAGCTGATGTAGCCTTCACCAAAACTGATGCCATTGCTAAATATGTGATGAGCATTGGCGCGGACATGATAATACCGGTAACAATATTTCTTCGGGATATTCTTAAACTTCCCAAAGCTACCATTGATGAAATTACTGAAATAATTGATCAGCAAATAAAAGATGAGGAGGATACGTCAAAAGATGCACAAGTGCAATCTGGCGGAGAAGATAATCCCTCGCCTGACAATCAACCGGCTATCTAGGATTGATCCTACCCGTACGTTAGGTATTAGAAATAGATTCGTACGAGAGATCAATAAAAGATTCGGCAGACTAAAAAGGGAAATAAAACAATCAATCCTTGATAATGATTGCTTCGGCATTCAGAAAGAACCTGTTGTCTTGGGGGCGGCAAAAGAAAGGCAATTTGATTTTGCCCACACCCAAAGTAAAGTCGATGGCTTCATGCGATGGCTAGAAGTGCAAGAGAAAGAATATGTACTAAGCGGTGGAAAGAGGGGATTACAACTAATCAGGAGACCAGGAACGAGATTAGGGGAAGAAGAGGCTTGGACTGATCTTTATGTTCATTCTGCTTATCAACAGGGCATTGTGAGAGCACGTCAAGAGATGAGGAAAGCTGGTTATAATATCCCTGCCGATTATGCGATATTCGGTGGGTTAAAGGCAGCATTTAACCAACCATTTCATATTGATAGGCTAGGTGTACTTTACACTCGCACCTTTGAGGATTTAAAAACCGTCACTCAATTCACCAATGCCCAGGTGAGAAGAAAAATAGCAGATGGATTGACTACCGGATTGACGAAGGGCATTGCCGAGGGAAAGAATCCTCGCACTATAGCAAGAGAATTAGTCAAGGATGTTGCTAATAGAGTGGATGCGATAGGGATTACTAGAGCAAGATTGATTGCACGCACTGAAGTGATCCGCGCTCATCATCAGGCAAGCATTGCTGAATTCAAGGAATATGAAGTTGAAGGAGTTTCAATAGTAGCAGAATGGCAAACTGCGGGATATGAGGTATGTGAAGAGTGTGAGGCATTGGAGGGAAAGACATTTTCTCTTGATGAAATAGAAGGAATGATCCCTTTACATCCTCAGTGCAGGTGTGTAGCAATTCCAATTTTAAAAGAATAAAACAACAAACTAACAACCTAAAACTTAGGAGGTGTTTAATATGAGCAAAAAGATTATCACAATAATAATTGCCTTTATTTTCACAATGATCTCAATGGTCATGGCCTTTCAGTGGGAAGATGAGAGTGGAAACATTCACCACAAAGGCAAGCATAAGTTTGACAAACCGATCATTGAAAAAGATTCAAAACTAGGGCCCTGGAAAGATAGTCCAAACATTGGAAGTGTTGATCCAAAAAACTATTTTTGTTTTGAAGATGATTTTTTATATGATAGCACGGGTCAGATCGCAGATGCCGATGTATGGTTAACTACAATGGGGGCTACCATTCAAGATGATGCCATGGGTGGACAGATATGGCTTGGTGCAATCAGTAGTAGCGTTGACAATATGCAGGTCAATGGCGAATCATTTAAATTAGAATCTGGTAAACCAATATGGTTTGAAACTAAATTTAAATTAACAGACATTGACAAAGATAAATGGTTTGTAGGATTCTCAGTCGCAGATACTGCTATTATTGCCAGTCTTGTCGATGGAATCGGCTTTGGTTCATTGGATAATACTGGTGATATTGATCTAATCATCAGGAAAAATTCTATGGGGCCTACTATTGATACTGGTTATAATCTTACAGATGCTACGGCAGTACGTTTGGGATTTATGTGGGACGGTAGTAACTCAAAAATATCTACATATATTAATGATGTGATTTATGACTATACCGTAACTGGTGATTACATTCCAAACGATGAAGCGCTTACGCCGTCAGTTGAAGTAAATATTGGCGCTATTGCCAATGTAATTAAACTTGATTATATCAAGGTGATTCAGGAAAGGTAGTTAAATACAAACCTTATTATGCCCGTCACTGAGTCAATCAGGACGGGCTTTTTATTAGGAGAATTACAATCAATCCCATTGACTTGGCAAATGAAATAGGTCATAATACATTATATGTTCTTAATTTACACAGAGATGCAATTTTACAAAAATGGTATGGTAAAATTACTTTTCAATATGAGGCAGGCGAGCTTGTTTTAATTAGAAAAGAGGAAACGATTAAACCACCTAAACAGAAGAACTGAGAGGACTAAAATGACAAAAGGTACATTATTTATAGAAAATGAATTTATAGGAAACATTACAGAAATATCTAGTATTAAAACCAATGATAAACTTTCACTTATGAAATCAGGATTTTGTGGAATAATCATTGATGATATTGATGGTCTTGATAGGAATCATATTATTCCTATGACAATAGGATGTAAAAAAGAAGATGCAAAAAAAGTACTGTTTTTTTTTAATGAAAATAAAATCTACAATTTTATTGTAGAGATAGATGACGGGCAAAACAAGGAAAAGATGAAATATTCTGGTATAATTGCTTCTCTTGAGATTCACAATAAAAATCAATTGAATGAGTCTAATCAAATGATGATGCCTTACGATGTCATTCTTGGTCATATGATAATAAGTAATGTAGAAATTGAACTTGAAAAGAAGTAAAAATATTAGATGAAATTTATGCTTATATCGGGGATAGGGAAAATATTAAAGAATATTCTTCCAAGACCTAGGTGAAAGCCCTAGGCCCCCGCCCAATTTAATAAAAAGAAATTTTCAGGTATCCAAACACTGGGGCCTGTCATTCCTTAACTGGAGTGGCAGGCCCCTTTTTTTATTGGGAGAAAAGAAATGCCTTACTCATCTATAGAAAAGGCAAAAGAGGCGAGTTTCCCTACAAAAGCAGAGGGCATTGATTTAACTATTGCTCAAATAAATAAACTCGCCTCAATCTACGATGCGATAAAAGCAGAGGGCAATGTTGACAATGCCATGGCTGTCGCCTGGACGACTTGGAAGAAAGTTTATAAGAAAGAGGGTGATTCCTGGATAAAACGAGAGAAGGGCAATATTGCCATTATCAATGCTAGCTTTGGAGGAGCAGTAAGACGCACTGTCTGGCAGGGGAAAGAATATTTGATTGCTCCCGTTATTGCCTTAGTAGAGGGTGTGCATGAAGGATCTGCCGGAGCAATCTATTATTCCAAAGATGAGATTGCTAAATTTATCGAGGCATGGAATGGCGTGCCATTACCAGTGATGCACCCGCAAGATAACGAAGGATATTACATCTCCTGTAATTCACCTGAGATTATTGAAAAGCAATCGATAGGGCATTTTTTTAATGCTCAATATCAGGCTGGGAAATTAAAGGGAGAGCTCTGGATAGAAATTGAAAAGGCTAATCAAATCAGCAAGGAAATCATCGAGAGACTTGAGAATGGTCAACCGATTGAAGTATCAACTGGTCTCTGGTCAGACGATGAAATTATTGCCGGCGAATGGAACGGAAAGAAATATGCAGTAATCGCACGAAATATCAGACCCGATCATATTGCGCTTTTACCCAATGCCATTGGCGCATGCTCATGGCAGGATGGATGCGGGGCGCCACGAATTAATAGTAAGGGAGGTGATAATAAAGTAAAAGACAAAGGCAAAATCAAACAGGCATTATCGAGCATAGCTGAACTTTTGGGATTTAAGGTACAGGAAACAAGCCATGAAGATATCCGATCAAAGCTTCAACAAATTCTCAATAAAGATGATCGACTTGAATCCCAAATCATTCACTATATCAAGAATGTCTATGATGATCACTTCATCTATGAGCAGAGTACCGCAGATGGAGTAAAACTTTTTAAACAAAAATTCAAATTCGATGGTGATGAAATTCAAATGAATGGCGAGCCTAAAGAAGTAAAAGAGGATGTTCGCTATCTTGATATTTCTCATCAAAACATAGGAGGTGAAAAAAATATGGATAAGATTAAAGAGATAGTAAACACACTCATTGCAAATGAGAAAACTTCATTCAACGAGGACAATCGAGAATGGTTGATGACTCTTGACGAATGCAAACTCAAAGCACTTGAACCTAAAGTTCAGGAGATAAAACATCCAGAAGATAAAGAAATCGATGTTTTCATTGCAAAGGAGAGCTCTCCCTTCAGTGATAAGGATAAAGATTTTCTCAAAAGCCTAAATGAGTGTCAGTTCAAGGCGCTCCTTGAGAAATATCCTGAGAAAAAGAAAGAAGAGCCAAAAGGGAACGAGAAACCACCGACGGTTGATGAATATATCGGCGAAGCTCCTGATGGAATCAGGGAGTTTCTAACCTCCGGTGTAAAACTGCTTCAAGAGCAGAAAGATTCTATCATCAAGGGACTCATTGCTAATAAACGCAATAAGTTCACCGAGAATCAGCTTAAGGAAAAGCACATCGATGAGCTCAAGGCGTTGGCTGAGCTTGCTCAAGTAGAGGTTGATTACTCAGGGCAGGGCGGTACGGCGAAGGTGAATTCTTTAGATGATATTAAGGCATTGCAAATGCCAACAATGAATTTCAAAGAAGATAAAAAATAATTCTTTCATATAAGGGAGGTGAAATATATGGGTTCTCAAAATACAATAATGATCGTCAACAAAAACATGGTGCGAGGAGAGGCAACTGGTTCTGGCAGTATTA